TACGGTACAGATTGTAGAGCCTGTTGGACATCACCCAAAGGCTACAAGATTGTAGGCATGGACGCATCAGGACTTGAGTTACGAATGCTTGCACACTATATGAAGGATGAGGCATATACAAATGAAATACTCACTGGAGACATTCATACAGCAAACCAACTTGCTAGTGGTGTTGACACACGAAGTCAAGCAAAGACTTTCATCTATGCGTTCCTCTATGGAGCAGGAGATGCAAAAATCGGAAGTATCGTTGGAGGAACTGCTAGAGATGGTAAGCGACTTAAGGAGAAGTTCCTCACAAACACGCCATCTCTTAGAGCATTACGAGAAAGAGTTAGCGTGGCATCTCGAAGAGGTTATATTCTCGGACTGGACGGGCGAAGGGTCGCAGTACGCTCAGAACACTCGGCACTAAATACATTGTTACAGTCAGCAGGTGCTATAGTTATGAAGAAGGCACTTTGTTTTCTTGACGAGTACGCAACCATCTGGGGTCTTGACTACAAGTTTGTTGGTAATATCCATGATGAGATACAGACAGAGGTTAAAGAAGAGCAGGTAGATACATTCGGTAGGCTTGCTGTTTCCTGTATGGAAGCATCAGGTCGCCACTTTAATCTTAACTGCCCACTTGCGGGCGAATATCAGATAGGAGATAACTGGAGTGAAACCCACTAAAGAAGATAGAAAGAAGTTTGACCTCGACTTACAGTATGGAGAAGTCAGGGAAGACAGGGTAGCTGAGATGCTACAGGACAAGAAGATTGAGGTTAAATCAGAGAAGGACTTATGGCAAAAGACAGGTAACATCTGCATTGAGTATGAGTCATGGGGTAAGCCGTCAGGCATCGAGGCTACTGAGTCGGACTACTGGTTTCATAACCTCTGTATTGGTGATGATGAGTATTGTACCTTAGTATTTAAAACACCTGTACTAAAGAAGATAGTGAACAAACTCGATACGTTTAAGAGTGTATCAGGAGGCGACCATAACGCAAGCCGTATGCACTTGGTCAATCTACGTAAGCTATTCTCAACCGATGTTATCAAAGCATTTAAGGAGATAGAGAATGAGCAAGACAATACACACATTAGTTAATGACATCTATCGACTGATGGAGACAAAAGAGGCAGAAGAATCTGTTGATGTAGAGGCAGAGATTGAGAAGTTCGGTGAGAACATGAAGGCTCTGATGCGTACTGAGTTTGGACGTACACGCACTAGAGACAGCCGAACCTTGCGCCTGTCAAATATTGGTCGAGACGATAGAGTTCTATGGAATGTTGTCAATGGTACTGATAAGGAAGCTATACAACCTGCTACTTACATTAAGTTTATGTATGGTCACTTGATTGAAGAGATGCTACTATTCCTAACTAGAATGGCAGGACATTCAGTAACTGATGAACAGAAGGTATGCGAAGTAGAAGGTATCAAAGGTCACATGGATTGTAAGATTGACGGTATAGTTATTGATGTTAAGTCTGCCAGTTCATATGGGTTCAAAAAGTTTAAGGATGGTACACTAGCAATGGACGATGCCTTTGGTTATGTTGACCAGATTAAAGCATACGCTCACGCCTGTGGTGAGACTGAGTTCGGTTGGTTAGCTATGGACAAAGCCAACGGTCATCTCGCTGTACTTAAGTATGACCTAGAGGATACGCAAGCCCCTATCTACAAGTACATTAAGGGGGACATTAGAGAGCGTATACGCCATGTAAAAAAGCTAGTAGGTTTGTCCGAGCCAGAAACCTTTTGCTCAGACTCTGTACCAGACGGGAAATCTGGCAATATAAAGTTGGGTATAAAATGCTCGTACTGTCAATACAAAAAGCATTGCTATCCAGAGGTAAGAAAGTTTGCCTATTCCTACGGTCCAAAGTTCTTGATAAAAGTAGAGAACGAACCAAAGGTAATGGAGGTGGACATTGAGTAAACAAAAGAGTGGCAAGTTTAGGTCAGCGTTAGAGAAGGAGTTTTCTAAAGAGGTTAAACGTAAGGGATTTAAGTATGAACCATACGGTGTACCTTACACAGTGTTTAGAACTTATATGCCAGACTTTGTACACGAAGAAAAGAAAGTCATGGTGGAAGTAAAAGGTTTCTTTCGTGTAGGAGACACCTTGAAATATAAGTCAATACGTGATACAATATTAGAAGATGGTTGGGAATTAGTATTCTTACTGTCCAACGAACATAAGAAGGTACGTAAAGGCGGTAAGATTACAATGGGTCAATGGTGCGATAAGGAAGGTATGAAGCACTACACACTCAGCACAGCACAAGAACTTGTTAAATATGTTGAAGGAAAAAAATAATGTCACATACATTGGAGGAACTCAAGGAAGCAGTAGCAAGGGACTACGATGCAGTGTTAGTTCTTGAGACTTTAGACATCTCAGTTGAGGACTTGCTAGAGGCTTTCGAGGATAGGCTAATTAGAAACAGAGATTTATTTACGGAGGATGATTATGAGCATTGATGACGATATTAAAGAACGAGATATGTACGACAACAATCCTGATTCACCTCATTATGGTGAGATAATAGGAATGGCTGATGTAGAAGCTGAGATTGAGGCGTTGAGAAAGAAAGCCGATAAGGTAAGAAAAAGAAAGCTGTTAAGGAGTTTAGACAATGAGCATTGATGATGCAAGCCCCGCAGACTGGGACGCACTACGACAGAAGCACCCTGCTTTGATTAAGAAGTATGAAGACTTTGTGACCAAGAATGAAGATGTGGTCAACAGTCCTAAGCACTATAACTACGGTAAGATAGAATGTATCGAAGCTATAGAAGAGTCTATGACAGAAGACGCATTCAAGGGTTATCTCAAAGGCAATACTATGAAGTACCTGTGGAGATACGAGCGTAAGGGTAAAGGACTAGAGGATTTGCGTAAAGCACAGTGGTACTTGAACAAACTTATAAAGGAGGTAGACAATGAAAGGGCAGACGGATTACGGTAAGGGGTCAGGACGTAGACCCACCAAAGATACTAAAAAGTTTGATGACAACTGGGACGCTATTTTTAATAAAGACAAATCAAAGAAACAGAAAAAGGAAGAGGATAAGAAATGAATCAGTACCAAGAGTTTATACATAAGTCCCGCTATGCACGTTGGCTACCTGAGGAAGGCAGACGAGAGCGATGGGATGAGACAGTCAACCGATACGTAGACTTCTGGAAGGAACGTGGTCAGATAAACGAGAAGACAGCACTACAGTTGTTCAATGCTATCCACAACCTAGACGTAATGCCTAGTATGCGCTGTATGATGACAGCGGGTGAAGCGTTAGACAAGGACAACGTAGCAGGTTTTAACTGTAGCTATCTACACATTGACTCACCACGTAGCTTTGATGAACTTATGTACGTCCTTATGTGTGGTACTGGTGTAGGGTTCAGTGTAGAACGTAACTTCATCACTAAGCTACCTGTCATCGCTGAGTCATTCCATGAGACTGACAGCACCATTGTAGTAGCCGACAGCAAGATTGGATGGGCTAGTGCATTCCGTGAGTTGATTGCTATGTTGTACGCAGGTAAGATACCTAAGTGGGATATGCACAAGGTACGTCCATCAGGTGCTAGACTTAAGACATTCGGTGGTCGTGCTAGTGGCGCAGAGCCTCTTGAGGATTTGTTTAACTTCTGTGTTGGTATATTCCAGAAGGCATCAGGACGTAAGCTAACGAGCATTGAGTGTCACGATGTTGTATGTAAGATTGCAGACATTGTAGTTGTCGGTGGTGTACGTAGGTCAGCCTTGATTAGTTTGTCAAACCTATCAGACCCACGTATGGCTAAGGCTAAGTCTGGTCAGTGGTGGATGGATGAAGGTCAACGTAGACTAGCTAACAACAGCGTAGCGTACACAGAGAAGCCAGACTTTGAGTCATTCCTTACTGAGATGCACACCATGTACGACAGTAAGGCAGGTGAACGTGGTATCTTTAGTCGTGTGGCGGCACAGAAGATAGCCGCTAAGAACGGACGGAGAGACCCTGAGCAGGACTTTGGAACTAACCCTTGCTCTGAGATTATCCTACGCAGTAATTCTTTCTC